GCTTTGTGTTTATCAGGTCACTTTTGGCAAGGGGGGGGTCGATTTTGTACATTTGATCGCATGAGTACTAACCGGAAAACCATAGCCATCAAGGCTTTACAAGGCACTGATCGCCCATCTCGGCGTGTAGTACCAATAAAACAAGACCTCTCGCAACGACCTGAACCTGTGTTTGAGTTGTCTGCCGAAGAGCGGAAGTTCTACAATGACCTAGTTGACCACCTTGATCACTACGGTCTATTGCACAAGGTTGACAGTGTAGGTCTGAGCCTCCTTGCCAAGAATATTGCAATCATGAAATGGACGGCTGACAACTTACGCGGTCCAGGAGATGTTGTACAGACCTTTGACAATGGCACGAGCAATGTCAGCGGCATGTACACCGCGTTCACCAAGGCGCAAGCCAGCTTCCAATCGCTAATGGCGAAGTGGGGGCTGAGTCCTGTAGACCGCGAGAAGATCGCCGGCATGCTCTTGGATCAGGAAGATGACGATTACGAACAGTTCAAGAAAAATGCCTAACATCCCCAAACGTGAAAAGAAAAGACCTTGGAAAGTTGCTAAGAAGTCTCGTAAGCCACAGAGCGGACGACGACACGATCCCGACCCACGATACCACAATCAGCAATGGCGACGAACCCGAAAGTTGGTCTTGCAACGAGACCCTGCTTGCGTGTTGTGCCTTACGCTTGGCCGAGTCGAACCCTCGACGGTTGCCGACCACATCCTTCCGGTACGAATGCGCGACAGCCAAGACGACCATTTCTACGACATCGATACGATACGAGGGCTATGCAAAAAGTGTCACGCAAGAGTTTCAGGACGACAAGCACACGGTAAAGCATGAAGATACCATATGTTCAATATGCGGAAGACATCTTAAATCATGATGTGAAGTCTTGCAAGTATGTGGAGCTGGCTTGTCAGCGATTTGCCGACGACATAGCAAACAACACTGAATACTACTTCGATCACGAAGAAGCACATCGCTACATAAACTTCTTCGAAAAATTCCTCAAACACAGCAAGGGTAAGTTTGCAGGACAATCATTTGAGTTGCTACCGTGGCAGCAGTTTGTAGTTGCCAACCTGTTTGGTTGGAAAAGTGTAGATACGAACCTCCGACGATACCGCACCGCATATATCCAGGTAGGCCGCAAAAACGGCAAGTCAACCATGCTTAGTGGCATCTCACTTGCTATGCTTGACTTTGATCAGGAGCAGGGCAGTGAAGTGTACTTTGCTGCCACCAAACGTGACCAAGCACGAATCTGCTTTGACGAAGCAGCAAGGATGGTGCGCAGTAGCCCATCGCTAAGTAAGAGGATCGGTGTGCATCGCGCAAATATGCACGTCACCAAGACCAATAGTAAGGCTGAACCGCTCAGTAGTGACAAGAACAGCCTTGATGGTTTGAACGCGCACCTTGCTGTAGTCGACGAGTACCACGCCCACCCAACAAGTGATGTGTACAACGTGCTTAAATCAAGTATGGGTAGTCGCACACAACCGCTTATGTTCACCATTACAACCGCCGGTTTCAACATAGACGGGCCTTGTTACAAGCTGGCGCAGACGTGCAAGGAGGTGTTAGACGGCAAAAAGACGGACGACAGCCTATTTTCTCTCATTTATGAGTTAGATGAGGACGATGATTGGCGAGATTCCGAAGTTTGGATCAAAGCGAACCCAAGTCTAGATCACAGCATTACAAAAGAGTACTTGCAACAGCAATGTCAACAAGCTAAGAACTACGGTGGTGCAGAGGAGGTTAACTTCAAGACAAAGCACTGCAATGTTTGGGTTAGAAGCAGTGAAAGCTGGGTTTCTGACGAAATATGGCAAAAAAACGACTTAGGAAAGGTCGAAATTGATCCGGAACGGCCTTGTTATGGCGGTCTTGACCTCGCTTCCGTGAGCGATTTCTGCTCGCTAGTGCTTGTTTCTCCGCGTTTAGATGGCGGTTTTGACACCAAAAGGTGGTACTGGTTACCCGAAGAAGCGATAGAAAAACGCCTATTCAAGGACGAAAGCACCATCTATTTAGACTTAAGACATGCCGATGAGGTTAATGTTACACCTGGTAACGTCACTGATTACGACTACATACGCCGCTGCATCACAGGGTATTACGTGGAAGACGGAAAAGTAAAATGGGACGAAGATTGTATAATGAAAACCTACAATTTGCGTAGTATTGCATTTGATAGGTACAACAGTAGTCAGTTGATTATCAATCTAACACAGGACGGAGTCGAGATGTCGCCAATGGGTCAGGGATATATCAGTATGTCACCACCAATGAAGGAGACCTATCGTATGCTGTTGGAGAACAAGCTAAATCACGAAGGCGATCCGGTGCTGCGATGGATGGCCGGGAATTTAGAAGTAACTTACGATGCGGCACAGAACTGTAAGCCGGACAAGAGTAAGAGCCAAGACAAGATTGACGGCATCACCGCTTTAATATGTGCAGTGGGTGAGGCCATGACAGAAGAACAAGAAGACCAATTTCCTGAAGACTACACAATGCGTTTCTTATGAGTTGCGAACAAGACCTGAAACTCGCTCGAAAGTTAAACTCCGCAGAAGGATTTGTGGATGAGTATCAGAGTCGGCTGTCATCGCATCGCAAAAACGTCGAAGCGTACTGGTCAGTAGAGGAAGACTACTACAGGATCTTTGGTCGCAATAGGTATAGTTGCTATCAATCTTTCCACACAATCTTGAGGAGAATACTTAAGAGAAATCGAACATCGTAGGACTTATTAGATCCCGAAAATCGTATTATTGCGCTTATGGCTGACCAAAAAGGTTTATTTGGTAGACTCCGAGAGGCAATCCGACCTGCTGCTGATCAGGAGAAGCGGTATCACGACCCTGCATTCTACTATCCCTGGACTCCTACTCAGTCAGGCGTTGCTATGAGTCGCGAAGGCGCTATGGCTGTAAGTGCAGTCTATGCGTGTGTGAACAAGATAAGCAGCACAATTGCCAGCTTAGATTTGCACTTGTACCGCATGCAAAATGATCGCAAGGAGGGTGTTTATGATCATCCTGCTTTCGTTTTATGTGACAGTGAGCCAAATGCATACTACAATGCATTTACATTTTGGCAGTTTATCATCAGTGATGCCTTGATGCATGGCGCTGGATACGCACTGATCAAAAGAGACCAAAATGGCCGGCCAAAAGAGTTGGTTCTCACAAGTCCAAACAGTATTGTTTCTAAGGATTTAAACGGTCGTCGTATCTACATGTATGAGGATACGGAAGAACCATTGTACAATGAGGACGTACTTGCCATTGAATGCTTTCGAGGTGTTAGCCCAATAGCTGAACACATCGAGAACATAAGCCTTGGCTACGCTGCTCAACAGTACGGCGCTTCGTTCTTTGGAAGCGGTGGCAACATGAGTGGTGTGCTGATGACCGACAAGCAACTAAGCGAGGATCAGTACCGGCGTTTGTCAAGCACATGGCAGCAGAAGTACCATGGCATGAATAGCAGTCACGCAACTGCCATATTGGAAGCTGGCCTAAAGTACGAACGTGTAGGGATACCACCGGATCAGAGTCAATTCCTTGGTGTACGTAAGTACCAAGTCGAGGAGGTTTGCCGAATCTTCAACGTACCTACAGGCATGGTCCAGGTCGGTGAGCAGAAATACAGCAACGTAGAACAGCAAGACCTTTTCTTTGCCAAACACACAATCCATCCGTGGTTAGTGAGCATCGAACAAGAGATGAATCGCAAGTTGTTGCTGCCGGAAGAGCGTAAAGAGCATAAGTTTAAGTTTGACATGTTAAGCCTCATGCGTGGTGACATGGCTGCTCGCTCTCAGTATTATCACACTTTGTTGTCAGATGGGGTGCTTACTATCAACGAAGTTCGTGGATTGGAAAACCGAAATGCTATTGAAGGTGGTGATCAGGCTCTCGTTCAGGTCAACCAATTGCCTTTAACTAGCATGGAGGCTTACGCTAACTCGATCACTAGTAACAATGGCGACGTACAGTAACTACCCACAGAGCGCACGACGTGCTGCACGTAGGGCGTTGCGCCATAAAGAGAAGAACGGCAGTGGTTGTGGCACGGGCGTAGGCTGGAATCGTGCTAACCAGATAGCTTCAGGCGAAGGTTTGTCTTTATCAACAATCAAAAGAACCTATGCTTTCTTGTCTCGTGCGGAGGTCTACAACCAAGGCAAGTTCACGAACGACAAGGGCAAAGAGATTTGCGGTAGCATTATGTATGCTGCGTGGGGAGGTAGCAGTATGAAGCGTTGGTGCAAAGGAATTATAAATCGAGAAGAATGAGCGATATTCAAGACAAGGATCTCGAAGTACGCAACCTTGACATCGAAGTACGAGTGTACGGCGATGACGAGGAAAAGCGCATTGAGGGATACGCTGCTGTGTTTAATCAAAGCACCCAGCTCGGTAATGTTGAAGAAGTTGTTATGCCAGGAGCATTCGAAGGTCGTCTGAATGACGATGTAGTTGCTCTGTTTAACCACGACCAAAACATGCCGCTTGCCCGTAGCCGTAATGGCGAAGGTACTTTGAAGCTAGAAGTCGATGAGGTCGGCTTGCGTTATAGCTTTACCCTGGGCAACCAATCATACGCAAAAGACCTCGCCGAGTCCATTAAGCGCGGCGATGTTAGCGGATCTAGCTTCGGCTTTGTTGTGCGTGAAGATGAGTACGAGCGAAAGAGCGATGGTGGTTACCTTCGCAAGATTCACAGCGTATCTCGCCTCGCAGACATCTCACCTGTTTTGACACCAGCTTACCCACAGACCTCGGTCAAACTCCGTGATGCTATCAGCGCCATGGAAGAAGAGGATCAGGTCGTGGAACAACCCACTTCGCCTACGTTGACCCCTAAAAGGAACATCGCGGAGGCACTTCTTTCTATTCATCAACATAATTCTAACCAATGAAAAATTCATTGAAATTTAAGGAAGAGCGAGCCTCCCACATCGCAGAGTTGGAGGGTCTCGTCGAGACGGCAAAAGGTGAAAGCCGTGATTTCACCGAGGACGAAGAAGTTCGTCAAGCAGAGTTGAACCAGTCGATCTACGCTTTGGACGACAAGATTGCTCAGGCTGAGAAGACTGAGGAGATCATGCTCCGTAGCTTGGCCGGCGAGGCTTCTAAGTCTGAAGAGCGCGAGTTGGAGCAACACGCAAAGGAATACAGCTTGCAAGATGCAGTTGCTCAGTTCCGCAGCGGTGGCAAACTCGAAGGTCGCGAAAAGGAAATGGCTCAAGAGGCACAGCGCGAGTTCCGCGAAGCTGGCATCTCTCCTACGGGACACATTCAAATCCCAATGTCGTTGACTTACCGTGCAACTTCTCAGTTCGCAGGTACAACTGGTAGCGCCGAGCAATCAGTTTTGTCTGGTCTCGTTCCTGATTCTGTTTTGGAACGCGCAGGTGCTAACCGCATCACAGGTGTTGCCGGAACAGTCATCTTGCCATCTTTGCCGAGCGATGCTACTGCAATTAAAGGTGAAAACACCACAATGGATGCTTCTTCTGCAATGAGCAAGGTAGAGATTGCACCAGTCCGTATCGCCTCTCGTATCGATGTTTCGAACCAAATGTTGGTTGCTTCAACAAACACATTTGACTCTGTTGTTGCTGCGCAGTTCCGTAAGCACAGCGGTGGTTTGTTGGACTCTCAAGCATGGGCGAACTTCGTAGCGCAAGGCGCTTTGGTAAAGCGTAGCACTACTGCTGCTGCTGCTATTCCCGCAATTGACTTTGCTTCTGCAAACGACCTGATCGGTGCATTGGGTGATGCTGATGCTTTGAGCAATAACGCAGCCTTCTTCAGTTCTTTTGGACAGTTGGCAACTGCTCGTTCACAGCAAGCGGTCACCAATGGCGGTATCCCAACTTTGCAGACTGACGGCACTATCGCCGGCTACCGTGCATACGGTCACAGCCAAATCAATGCTGCCTTGCTTACCGATACCGATGTTGACACTGCTGCCGAAGTTTACAAAGCCGCCGGTGCTGTCACTAACCTCAGCAATGAAGATGCTGCGCTGCCATTCTTCATGATTAACATGGATGATGTATATTGCTGCTACTGGGGTGGTGCAGATCTCGTGGTGGACAACTTGACGTTGGCTGCTGACGGTATCACTCGCCTCATCATGAACTACTATGCCAACTGCAAGGTTGGTCACGCTGCTTCTGCTAAGTACGTAGCTGTAGCCTAATCGTTCCATAGGTTAGACCCCTGGTCGGATACGCCATGCATGTAAAAGCACTGCCAATGTCCGATCAGGGGTTTTTCCTTCAATCGTTTCAACATGAATCTTATCAATGTACAAGGGTTCATCTATAAAGATGACCAACTTATTGGCGCACCAGGTGCGGACTTCTTAGTTGCAAAGCGAAGAGGAATTACTAAGACGGTAGAAGTTGTAATAGATGCAACGCAGCATGCCGGATCAGAGGACATCGTGTTGTTCGGTGCTGACTACCGTGCGTTTGAAGTAAACGGCACAACGTATGCTAGTGCAGATGCTGCCGTTACCGGCATCAACACGTTGCTAACTGCCACACGCGCACTACCGGAAAAAGTAGATGCCTCTGCTTTGCCAACCGCAGCAACAGGTCTCGCATCTGGCGATTTGTATGTTTCCAGCGGCACTGTAAAGGTTAAAGCCTAATGGACTACCCCCACGTCAACATAGTACACGTAGCCGAGACTACTGCGGTCAGCGAGATTATTACTGCTGCACGAGCCAAGGAGCATTTACGTATTGACTACACTGATGACGACACTATGGTCAGCACCCTGATCACAGTAGCGCAAGAGTTAGTTGAGAAGTACTGCAACTTGAAGTTCGGTGTACAGACGTGGGCAGCATATTGGGATTATGCACATCCGCTTGTTCATATCCCTAAGTTTGGCTCTAAGAGCCTTATCACTTTTGAGAAGCTAAATGACAGCAGTGTATACGAGACTGTGCCTGCTGCTGACTACCAGCTTGAGAGTATCTCGAACCCTATGAGGGTTCACATGAAGACATACGACACGTCAACTATTCAGTTGAACCGTTACAAACTCTCTTTCACAACCACAATAGAAGAGGCATCTATTCCTGTATACGTAGAACAGGCGATGCTTATGATTATTGCTCACCTGTACGAGAACCGTCAGGATGCCGGATATCGTCGTGTGCATGAAGCACCGATGAACAGCAAGTACCTGCTAGATCGTTACCGAGAACAATCCTTCGTGTAATGTTAGACTTAGGCGAGTTCCGTTATCCTGCCAAGATCCTTCGCCCTGTCTACACGACGACAGATTGGGGTGAGAAGAAGTTACAGTATTACTACCTTCAGTACGACGTTCGCGCACGTCGGCGTGACATTGAGTGGTCTACGATTGGTGAGGAAGCACACGGCAAGCAACTCGTTGTAGAGGCACGTACTGAGTACTACATCAAGCGTTACCGACCCGACATCACAGAAGATTACGTCATCTTACAAGGGTCTTTCACATATGAAATTACTCGTGTTGATGATTTTGATTACGGTCGTTACACACGTCTTGTAGCCTTGCGACGAGACAATCTCAAGATAGCAATACCTGAAGGTAATCTTTACGAACAGTACATGCTTATTGAATAATAATGTCGCTTGGCTCATCACGATACGGAGCGAATCTGCGCATTGACACGCGAGACGTGCAACGGTTTGAGAAGAACTTGAAGAAGTTTGAGCATATGACCGTTAAGAAGCGCCGGGATGCTATGGCGCAAGTGGCTAAGTATGCCTTGAAAGACACGAAGCAAGCGATGGTTGCTAACGCTAATAAGATACGCAGAAGCGGCACATTGGCAAAGAGCATTACAAGCGCCACGTTCAAACGAACAGGCTTTGGATCTGTTGCAGGAGCGCGTACTGGTCCGGTGATCCGAGGCAAGAGTAGTCGTCGCGCATTCCACGCTCACCTCGTCGAGTTGGGAACAAAGAAGAAGCGCAAGACAGTTAAGCCAGGTAAAGGCGCTTTTAAATTCTACGGCAGGAGAACACGACGTTGGGTAGTGACCAAATCTATTCACCACGGCTCACAAGCAAAGCCTTATATTGCACCAGCTTGGGAGAAGACTAAGAACAAAGTGCGCACACGTATGCGCAAGAAGATGAAAACGATTTTGGACAATCTTAAAAGGGACTTTCCTAAATGATACACGTAGTCAAAAAGATTTTAGACGACTCAGTGCGAAGTTCACTTGCTCCGTTACGTGGAAACAACAAAATTGCCTTGGTTAAAGCGCCGCAGCAGGTTCGTCGTCCCTACGCTGTGATCGACTTGGAAGGCACTACTTTGGAGCGATACGTCCAAGGAAATGCAGGAGGTGGAGTGGCTAGAACCACACACAACATCATGGTCTATATTACTGCAACAGGCATTGAAGAGGCGTGGTCGCTCAAAGAAGGTGTACAGGCCGAGTTAGATGAATACAACGGCACTGTCACTGTTGATGGTGTAAACTATGCTGTTGCCCGGATCGCACTGCGCGATGTTACTACCGATGCACACGAACTACATGAATTCTACATCATTCAAATGATGTTTGATCTCTATGTCGTATAATCGAACTGAGTTTACTCAATCGTCTTAGAAAAGACATTATTTCGTACTACAAAACTATTCGAACATGGCAACCGTAAAGGGTAATAACGTCACGCTCTACTATAAGGCTGAAGCCACTAACAACGCAAGTGATATCACGTCACTTTCAAGTTACGCGGACGTAGAGGGCGTGACAAGCGTATCATTCAGCGCAAGTAACGCTACCTACGAGGTAGACTTTAAGGATGTGACACCTGCTGATGCTTCGAATCCACCCAGCTTGACTGCTACTCGTGCCTATGCTGTTGGCACAACTACTTGTAGCATGTCTGTTGAAGGCGTATACGATCCGGCGTTTACAGACAATGCCGAAGACTTGTTCGATTTGTGCAAGAATAAGACTCGTGTAGGCTTGTTTTTCAACGGCACTGGCACGGGCAATAAAGCCGTAGGCGGCGTAGGCTTCTGCACTAGCTTTGAATTAAGCGGCGGTGTAAACGATTTTTCTACTTTTTCGGCATCGTTCGAATTGACCGGCGATCCCACAATCATTGATGCAGTATAATCATGGCAACAGTTAACGCAAATACGGTAGCACTTTACATTGATACCGCAGGAGGCTCTATCAGCAGCCCTGCTGACCAGGCTGGTGCAACTCCCTCAATGGTTCCGGTCGCGTTTAGCACAAGCGCTTCGATTAGTGTGAGCAACGCTACATACGAGACAACTTCTATTACTGCCGCAGGTACTGCTGAGACACGTCGGGACTTTGCTGTTGGCAGTACATCTACAACAATGTCGGTCGAGGGTGTTTTGGACTGGGCAACTGAGGCAGGCACATTGGATGTAGATGCTTTGTTCGATGCATTTAAGGCAAAGTCAAAAGTGACAGCAGTATGGCAATCGACAGCTAACGGAAAGGCATTTGGCGGTTTCGGATTTTTGACATCATTTGAATTGTCCTCAAGTGTAGATGATTTTGCTACATTCTCCGCATCATTGGAATTAGATGGCGATCCCCAAGCCATATCATAAGTTTGGTTTCTGTTTCTTGTTTTCTTCATGGGGAAGGGCGGTGCATTTTGTACCGCTCTTTCTTATTTTAGCGGAAACCTTTATACATGAATCAGTTATCAGGGAAGTTTGACGTGACCATAGCACGTAAGAAGTACAAGTGCCACCTCAGCATGAACGCATTTCGTTTGTTGTGTGAGAAAGAGGACTTGGATTTTAATGAGATGCAAAAGTGGATGAACAAGAACACGCTTGTTGCTGTCCCAAAGATTATCTACTACGGCATTGTCAATAATGCATATTTCAAAAACGAAGATGTTTCTGAACTACCTTCTTTGGAGTTTATGTCCGCACATATTTTGGAAGACATGGACAGCCTAGAGGATTACAGCAACAAGATTGCCATTGCGTTTGGCGGCGAAGACCCTGAAGAGGAGGGAAAGAAGTAGACGACCAGGACACCCCTGCTCGGAGCTGGCATCAAATCTATGAGGAGGGTCTGTCATTGGGTTTGCTCCCAATGCAGTTTTGGTCGTTGACATTCTTTGAGTATGCCAGCTACAGCAAACATTTACGGCATCAAGACAGTAGACAATGGTGGCATACGAGTAGTCTATTGGCGATGACAGCAAACGTAAATCGTGACCCAAAACGTACACCCAACCCGTACAAGCCGCGCGATTTCCATCCCTATCCTGATCATAATAAAAAGAAAGCAAAGTTTGTTCGTGGTTTGACGGCTGAGGAGAGGGATCTTACCGAATCTTGGGCGACAAAATTCCTCGAACAAAATGGCTGAAGAATTAAGTAAGTTATCCGTCATATTCCTCTTAGACACTAGCCGGTTTGAGAGGTCACTGACAGACACACAAAAAAAGATGCGCCGAGTGGGCAGGGAACTGTCCGATCTAGGAAAGCGCATGACCATCGGTCTTACTGTACCGATTGCTTTAGCAGGTAAAAGGATAACTGAAACGGCCACCGCATTCGAGTATCAGATGGCTCGTGTGCAAGCCATTAGTGGCGCTACATCTAGTGCATTCAAACAACTCCAGGGCAATGCCGAGGCACTTGGTGCATCTACAATCTTTACCGCGCGTGAGGTCGGCGCACTGCAAGAAGAGTTCGCCAAGCTGGGCTTTACGGCACAGGAGATTACTAAGGTAACTGAAAGTACACTGTCGCTCGCGCAAGTTACAGGTGCTACACTGCCTCGTGCAGCAGAGATTGCCGGATCCACGCTTCGCACATTTAACATGGATGCCTCTCGTGTTGGAGAGGTAAACGATTTGGTGGCCGTTGCCATCAGTAGGTCTGCACTTGACTTTGAGTCATTTGCAGAGACTATGAAGTACGCCGGTAGCCAAGCCGCTGTAAGTGGTGTGACTATGTCCGAGCTGGGGGCAGCTATGGGTGTCTTAGCTAACCGAGGTGTCAAGGGATCAATTGCAGGTACTCGCTTGCGTATGATTTTCGCTAAGTTGACTGAAGAAGGCGGAGACACACACAAAAAGTTCCTAGACTTAGTACACGGCAGTATGAGCATGGCTGAAGCAATTGACCGCTTCGGTATTCGTGCTGCAACGGCTATTCCGGTTCTACAAGAAAACGCTGCGGAGTTCGACCGTCTTGACCGTCAGATGCAACTCGCACACGGTACGCTTGAGATCATGCAAGCAGAGATGGACGACACGTCTTTTGCTGCTCAGAAAAAACTAAAGTCTGCCTTAGAAGATGTAAGCATCCAGCTTGGTAAAGCGTTGCTGCCTATGATTAATGCGGTTGCAAATGCTTTGGTTAAAGTAGCCAATGGTTTTGCTTCGCTACCTAAGTTCTTCCAAACGCTGATCGTTGTTATAGGAACTTTAGTTGCGGCTATTGGCCCGTTGCTTTTGGTGTTTGGGTCTTTGAATCACTCGATGGTCACCATCTCTCTGCTATCTCCAAAGTTAGCTACTGCGCTGTCTTCTATGTTTGGGCCAATCGGTATTGCAGTCACTTTGATTGGCACTTTGGCTCTGTCTTTCTTAAGCGCGGCTAGTGAAGCGGAGAAGCTAGAAGGTGTAGGTGATCGCACAAACCGCGCTATGTTGCAAGCAAAGGAGGCTACTCTTAAAGCAACGTCTAGTGTTCGCATGCTCATTGACCAGTATCAAAATGAAAATAGAACACTTGAGGAGAAGCAGCGCATCCTCAATGAACTAAATCGTCTTCAGCCGAAATTCTTTGATAAGTTAGATGCAGAGGCTACAAAGGTTCAAGACCTTGAAGACGCATATCGTAATCTTTTCAAGGAGATGCTTCGTCAAGAACAGGCAAAAGCCTTTATGACGGAGATAAACAAGTTAGAAAGTGAACGCATTGCATTCCTAATCGAAGAGGATAAGCGATTGCAGCAACTCGAAGACACACGTCGTCGTGCAGCAGAAGGTGACCCATCTCTGCAAAAACGAACTGTAACTGTTACTACCGAAGAGGGTGACAAGATTACTACAGAACGCGATCCGGTACGGTTTGCTGAGATGGAGTTTGAGTCTTATCAGCGATACGCTGCCAAACAAATTAAAGACCTAGAATCACAAGCCAAGCGGTTTGAGGGCATGATGCAGGATCGAGGCTTGTTTGAATTGTTGTTAGGCGATCCTCAAAAGGTTACGCCTGGTAGCGCTACTGTCGCAGTGCGAGAGATGGAGGATATTATGGCCGAGTTAGCTAAGAAGCTAAAGGTCATTGAAGCGCGTAAGGATGCCTTGAATCTGTCTGACCTAGACGTAAGCAAAGAAAAACTTACAGCATATACAAAAGCCTTTGAAGACCTGATCGTAGCCGGCGTTGATGGGCAAGACGTAGGCAACAACATAAAGTTTGTTGGTGATGCTGTTACAGGCTTGAACAACGACATTGAGAAGGCGGAGCAAATTCAAGAATTAGCTGACATTCTCGAAGACCTCGATCGTAAATTGGCAAAGATCAATCGTCGCATGACCGGGGCAATTTCCGGGCCTGAAAGCAAGTTGAAAAGTCTCAAAGCCGAGCAACAAGCCATAGGTGATGCGATTGCTAAACTGCAAAAAGACACTCCAGGCGCTACTGAGGAGATTGCTAATCTGCAAAAGCAATACGATGAGTTGACACCTGCAATTGCTAAGGCAAATGAAGAACTCTTAAAGTACCAACAAAGACAGCAAATGATTGAGACCATTACTAATGGCTCTGTTGATGCTTTCTTCTCTTTGGGTTCAGCAATGGGTGACTTGACTGATTCGACAGTATCGTTAGGACGAAGGATGGTCAACTCAATTGCCAAGTCTGTTGCCGCAATGCTTAAGCAAGTGTATGTGCAGTTTGCCTTGAATGCAATCCAAAACTCTACACACCCACTCCACGCAATTGCACTTATGGGTATTGGAGCTGGGGCAATTAGCGGCTTCTTAAACAGCATTCCGGCACTCGCCCAAGGGGGCATCGCCGTCGGGCCACAACTCGCCGTCGTCGGCGACAACCGATCCGGACGTGAGGCTATTATCCCATTAGAAAAGCTACCTGGTTTAATGCAGAAGATGGGCGGCGGTATGGGCGGTCGCTTGTACGGAAGCCTTGATGGTTACGATATTGTATTGTCGAACGAGCGCAACAACCGCTTGATGCAACGATCCTCACGATAATGGCAATTCAGCAACGATTCCAAAGCATAATCCAAAGTGGTAGCGGTGACGTGTACCGCCTGAAGTTGTACGACCTTGACCACAGTACGAATGCCGGAGTGCAGAACGCTACGTGGGGTTGGAACATCTCAGACGGTGTGCAGACGATCGAGACACTTTACGACAGTGCGGAGATCAGGTGGGACGGTCAAACCGACAAAGTGCATCAGGGCATCATCGGTAGCACGTTCAGCGTTGCTTTCTTGTCGCAAGACAGCAAGGGCTACGGCATCTTGACTGCCATGAAGTACAGCACCGAGTTCAAGCTGGCAATCGAGGTAGAACGGTGGGACTACACTGCTGAGGCATACGAGGTGTACTGGCGTGGTGTTGCGTTACCGGAAGCGATTCGTGTAGACTACAGCGACAACCCAATGGTCATCCGCATGCAGTTCACTGATGGACTGAGCCTGTTGCGAGATGTGACCTATGTAGATACCGACTACACCATTTACGAAGGATACGAGACTGCTAGATCACAAATCGGCAAGTGCATGCGCCACCTGCCGCACTTGGACTTGTGGGGCGCGACTGACGACTTCTTCTTTGAGGCGTGTGATTTGTTCCATGACAACCACGCTACATACAACGCAAGCAACGAGATTACAGCCATTAGCAGCATACTAAACGAAGTAGGCTGCCGTCAGGAACTGTGGTACGAAGAGCGCAGTTACGACCCACCATTCTTCCGTGAGCAGCGGATCAGGCAGAACGGTATGACGTGCTACGAGGTCATTGAGCATTGGATGATTAGTATGGGTTTGCGACTGTGCCATACCGGTGGTGCATTTGTTGCAGTCAGCCCGTTCCTAAAGATAAGTGGCCGTGCTGATCGACTCTACAAAAACACGAAGCAGTCCTTAGTAGACACTGCATACGACGACAGCGCAGCTACAGCGGATAGCAGCAATACCCAGCTCCTGCCCGACAGTGTAGACATGACAGCCGACTCTGTACTGCAAGGCAGTTCTATGTCATTTATGCACCCTGTTCGCGGCATCTACTACACGCATTTGCAGGGTGGTAGCGCACGACTATTTCCACAGGTGAATTGGGTTGCAGTCGAGGGCGACTTCCCACAGACTGATCTTTCTGTAAACCTCATCGGTCAGATTTACGACATCAGCGAAAACTACAATGTACAATTCCCGTTGAGCAATACGACGGCTGTCGTGCCTACTGACCGTCCGGTACGTATAGTCGGCAGATTTCAGCATTGGTTCAGAATTGATGACACACCTGCCGCTTATCAAGACAAAGCGATTGGCGCACAGTTTGAGGTTCGTATGAAGGTAAAAGTGGGTCAGTACTACTTGAAACAAGACGTATCGTTGTTGCCTCTTAGCGATTTTACTAACGACACTAGCTTCGGGGACATCGTCAAGACCGGATCGGATATTACTACGTGGCGGCCATTGGTTATTAGCAGCGACGTTGAATGGACAACCGACAGCAGTGACCGTTTCAGTTTCCCTTCTTTTCTAGTGCCAAATGACGTAAACGTACCGTCTGTAGACCTGCTGCAATACGACACAGGTAACGGTGACATCATTGAGTACGCATGTGGATTTGGTTGTCGTCGTCATCCAGATAACCCAAACAAGATGAAGTATGACAGCACCTCGCGACAGCTATGGGGTCAGGCATACGAGATTATCTTGGACAGCAACTTTCCACAACTGCCAACTACGACAATTGAGGAGACAGGTGTAGAGATTACGGTAGAAGTAATTGGCTACATGAATGACGGTACTGTAGTAAATACAACCAACAACCCGTCAAACTATACCGATATCATCTACCCCACAAACCCAATCCGCCCTGACGGTGCGCGAATTATCGGCTTTAACATGTATGTGGGTGATGGAACGGATGAGGACGATGCGTTCTACTACGCAGAGGGAAGCACAGTAAACGGGACGGAAATGGTAGAGGGTGGTGCTACTATGGTCGGCAGCCGAGTAGTAGAAGACTACGGTACGATTGGCGTACTCGTTGCCACCGGATCAGACGGCTTCAGCCACGAGTGGTACAGCGAAAACGGCTTTGTGTATGGCGAGAACAAGCGCAACCTTGAAGTACTTGCCGACGAGCATATCCGTCAGCGTGTAAAGACTCGTGACACGTTTAACTTGCAGTTCCTTGCTCGCACAGCGGAGCAACCCTGGTTTGGCCCGCACCAACGCTACAAGTGGACACACGAAGGCACAGACCACTTCCTTGTGCCATTTGCGTGTACTCACCAGCTCACAGAGAACATACTCACCATTGAGGGCTACGAGGGTCAGCGAGATACTGGCACGATTACAGAACATAATGACTCCAATAAGAAGTTAGTTGGCACACAAATCGTAGGCGGTGGTGGCGGTGTCGTTGGCACGTCGCCCATCTTTACGCCGCGCAGCACCTTTGGATCTAGCAACCCTGGTATTAGTGCTGCAGATCAAACCAAGCTAAACCTGATCGATGTCACCACTAGCGTTGACTTAGACAACATCTCATCGGGTGGCGATACCGATGCATCAGACTTATTCCAAATATTCCTTGAGAAGTAATGGCGAACGCTTACAAAGTAAAACACGTTGAGATGTTCGGCAGTGGTTATTTCACTGCCTTACGCGGTACTGCAAGCACTACGCTTGTAAAAGGCATCTATTTTTCTCATGACGACCATAATACGATCGTCACTCTCGCGCTTACAAAGTCCGGAACATCGACACCAATCCCCTTGTGTGAGGTAAGTCACACAGCGGATAATATGACACAACTCTTGCCGGACACCATCGCCCTTGAAAGCGGTGACCAGCTTGAGGTAAAAAGCACACACATTACGTCTAGTGATGTAGGTCACTTGACTGTAAACTACGTAGAGAACACTACTTCTCTTTCCGGTCAATCCATTGGAGTATTAACGGATGTCAACATTGCCACTGCTCCTACTAACGGACAGGTGTTGGTTTGGAATAACACTGCGGGCGAGTTTCAACCAGGCGATCAATCTTCAGGATCAGGTACAGTAACCTCAGTAGGTATTACTGCCGGTACGGGAATCTCATCGTCGGGCGGGCCAATAACCACTTCAGGTAACATAAGTGTTGCCTTAGATGCAAGTATTGATGACTTAACCGATGTAGCCACCACGGGCAAGATTCCTAATGACGTATTGGCGTGGGATGGCTCTAATTGGGTGTACTCTAGACGGGTCTCCTTGCTTTATGAGTTGCTCAAAGAGGGAAGCAGCAAAACAATTACGGCAGAATCTACTAATGCGGACGAAACAGAAGGCTTTGTAAAACTAGAAGCTACCACTGCAAAGCTAAAGGTCAACAACACGGGGGTAGAGATTAGTGAAACTTCGCCCGGTGACATTGAGTTCGTAGTGGCTACTGACAGCAGTGGCACAACCGCTTTTACTGCATTGCATATTGATGGCACTACAACTGCAAACGTATCTGACATCATAGTTAAGGCGGGCGCGTACTTTAAGTTTGATGACGGACTTTATACGCAGTGGATTAAGCCGACTTCAGGCAACACAGGTAACACCGCAATAGTTTTACCG